AATCCGTAACAGCCTTATCTATCGCTACGGCACAGGATACGCCAGCACCTACAGTACCTCTGACAGCGATTCTATAGCCTCATATGGACTCTTTGAGCGGTCGTTTGACTCTAACATCAAAAACCTTGGTGACATCACCGACATCGGCTCTAGAGAGCTTAATCTTCGTAAGAACGCACGCGGGTCATTAGGTGCAATTACCTTCAGACTTGACAACCCAAACATGTCAGATGCCATGCGTGATGACCTTATCGGCATCTTCTTTGGCGAGCCTGTCCTGATCACTAACCTACCTAGCAACTTGCTTGATGGTCAGTTCGATGGATTCGTCGAGAATGTAGCCCTACGAGCAACACCTAGTTTTACTGAGATCACTCTCTACATCTCAGCCACAGACTTCTCCCTATCAACGACACAATGGGAGACAGTATTACCAGCCACCTTAGACTGGGATGGCGTAAATGCTATACTAACTTGGACAAACGCGACAGGAGCTTTAACCTAATGGCAACTACTACCCCTAACTTCGGTTGGAATGTTCCGACATCTTCAGACCTAGTAAAAAATGGCGCAACAGACATTGAGACACTAGGCGATTCTATCGATGCATCCTTCGCAGGTCTAACGATCAATGCCCAAACTGGAACTACTTATACAGCAGTCAAGGCAGATGGACTTAACGCTATTGTCACAATGGACAATGCATCACCTAACACCTTTAGCATCCCAACAGATGCAACTTATAACTTTCCTACAGGCACAACACTTCTTGTGTACATGAAGGGCGCAGGAGTAACTACAATCAATGCTGTTACTTCTGGCACTACTACTATCAACAGCGCAGGTGCAGTAGCTGCTGCTCCAGTCCTTGCGCGTTACAAATCAGCAGCTTGTATTAAAGTAGCTGCTAACTCTTGGATTGTTGTTGGTGGAATTGCCTAATGCTCAACTCACTGATTGGTGTTATAGCAGGTAGCACTGTAGCTCCAGCAGCTTTAACATTTGACTACCTTGCAGTTGCTGGTGGCGGCGCAGGTGGTAAGGGAACTCCAGGAACTTGCTGGGGTGGCGGTGGCGGTGCTTCAGGAATCCAATTTGGATCTACTACTTTAAATGTTGCCAGCAGCCAAACTGTTACTGTTGGTGGCGGCGGCACAGGAAGTTCAAGTGCAGGCACAGCAGGAACAAATGGATCTTCATCGGTTTTTGGATCTTTTACTGCAGGTGGCGGAAATGGTGGAAGTGCTGCTACAGGTAATGGTGGAAACTCAGGAACGCCACAAAGTTTTTCAGGGGTTGTATCTAATGTTCCTGGTGGCGGTGGCGGTGGAGCTAATGCAAATGCAAGCACAGCAAATGGCGGAAATGGTATTGGCGGCACAGGTTATTCAAATTACGCAATTCTAGATGCAATGGGTTCTGCTTCAGGTTATGGTGAATTATCGGGCGCAAATTATTACTGGGGTGGTGGCGGTGGTTCTGGTTTTAACAACACTTCAAATCCACCAGGTCAAGGTGGTCTTGGTGGCGGCGGAGATGGTGCAGAAGCAGGACAAACTCCACAAAGCGGAACTGCGAGAACAGGTGGCGGCGGCGGTGCTATGCGCGGTGACGATGCACCAGCAGCAGGTAACGGCGGTTCGGGTGTCGTTATCATTCGTACATTAGGAACTTACACAGCAACAGCCACAACAGGCTCACCAACTCGCACTGTAACGGGTGGCTACACCTATTACATCTGGACTGGAAATGGGAGTATAACTATCTAATGGCACACTTTGCTAAACTTGATGAAGATAATTTTGTTGTAGAAGTGCATTGTGTTGCAAATGAAGCACTCGATTTACAGAATGAAGAAGCCTCAGGAATTGCGTTTCTAACCGAATGGTCTAGCGGACACATTAATTGGAAACAAACTTCTTATAACGCCACTATTCGTAAGAACTATGCTGGCATAGGTTATTCTTATGATGAGGCTAGAGATGCTTTTATTGCACCAAAACCTTATGGTTCTTGGATTCTTGATGAGGATACTTGTAATTGGCAAGCACCTGTGGCTAAGCCAGATGACACAAAAACATACGCATGGGATGAAGAATTAGGTAACTGGGTTGAAGCCAAAGCTCTCTAAGGCTGCATTACAATTAAGGGAGCAATTTGATGACTCGTTCCCAGATCGTGACCGCACATCGGATGGTTGGATCGGTGATACCCGACACGCTTCTCGCAAGTCAGATCATAATCCAGATGAGCAGGGCTGGGTACGCGCCATTGATGTGGACAAAGATTTATTCAAAGGCGGAAAGCCAGACATCATGGGAGATCTTGCTGATCAGCTTCGTACCTTGTCCAAGTCAAAAGCAGACAAGCGTATTAGTTACCTCATTTACGATGGACGAATCTGCTCGCACATTTTTAATTGGAAGTGGCGTAAGTACACAGGGGCTAACAAACACACTAAGCACATGCATGTTAGCTTTAAGAAAGAAGCTGACAATGATGGGGCTTTTTTTCAAGTATCTATGTTAGGTGGAGAATAATGAATGAACTAAAGACAGCAGCAGGCTCATGGGCTAGAGCATTCCTAGTAGCAGTTATCTCAATGGCAGCAGCTGGGGTCACAGATCCTAAGGCTCTTATTGCAGCAGGCATTGCTTCAATCCTTCCACCTGTATTGCGTTACCTCTCACCTAATGATCCTGCTATGGGCATCAAGAAGTGACACAGTCAGACTTCTTCACGCTTTACCTTGCCACCATTGCAGCACTTGGCGGCTTGTCTGGCTATGTAATCACACACCTGTTGTCTGAGATCAAAAGACTCAACACGCGAGTCGATGAGATCTACAACATACTTCTTGACAGGTAACATAGTGCCATGGCAAGAAAAGCAACTAAGGCTCTAGAGGAACAGGGTTACTCAAAGCTTGATGCTTATTGCATTGGGCTTTATGAATACTTTTGCTCATTAAAGCGAGCAGGTTTTCCAGAAGACATCGCCATGTTTATGATTACGGAGCCACAGGCTTACCCTCACTGGATTCTGCCTGATCCTATTGACCCTGAAAAGTTCGGGGATTATGAGGACGATGAGGATGACTATTAAGCGAATTGTTGTCGTATCGGATCTTCAAGTTCCTTACCATGACCGCGTAGCCACGCGTAACCTTGCTTCCTTCATTACAAAGTTTAAGCCAGACCAAGTAGTTACCATTGGCGATGAGATCGATCTACCACAGATAAGCAAGTGGGAAGAAGGTCGCATGGGCAGTTATGCCCAGACCTTAGATGATGATCGCAACGAGGCTGTTCAGCTGCTATGGGAGTTAGGCGTTACTGACTGCATCCGTAGCAATCACACAGATCGCCTGTATAACATCATCATGGCTAAAGTACCTGCATTCGGCGCATTGCCAGAGCTGCGCTTCGAGAAGTTTATGAAGTTTGATGAGCTAGGCATAACCTTCCATAAGAACCCAATGCCTATTGCGCCTAACTGGATTGCTGTTCATGGTGACCACACACCCATCAAGCCACAGGGGGGCTTATCAGCCCTAGAAGCGGCTCGTAGGCATGGAAAGAATGTCATCTCAGGACATACTCACAGAGCAGGGCGTTCAGCCTTCTCAGAGGCTTCTGGGGGGCGTATAGGGCGTGTCCTGCATGGTGTCGAGGTAGGCAATCTCATGGACTTTAAGCAAGCTGCATACACTAAAGGTGTGGCTAACTGGCAACAGGCTTTCGCCATCATCTATGTGAACAAAGCTAAGGTGCAGGTTGATCTAATTAACATTGAGAAAGACGGCACATTTATTGTGGCTGGCAAGTCCTACGGCAGACCGCGATAATCGTTATCGTTTCGTTATACAAATGTTCGCGATTTTGTCGGGTGGGCATGAGACTCTAATCTAGTAAGCCAGTCAAGGGCACTGGATGCAGATAGGTAGAACATGAACTCAATTACAATCATTGGGATTATTGGCTTATTCCTAGTCACTAATTTTATTTGGTACTGGCAAGGCTACAAAGATGGTAGGCGCGAAGGCTGGCACAAAGGTCGCAGTCTAGCCCGTTCGTTGGCAGATCATGCGAGCTAATGAAATCCTACTCACCGCCACAGACACGATCCGTGATCGTGGGCTATCGTATGGTCACCCTGCGGATAACCTGCAACACACCGCAATGCTCCTCAGTGCATACCTACAGACACCGATCCACGATTATCAAGTCGCAGGGATTATGGTGCTTGTTAAACTTGCACGGACTAATCAATCAGCCCAGCACATTGATAACTGGGTCGATCTCTGCAGCTATGGCGCACTCGCAGGGCAACTAGCCACAGAGGAGAATGATCTTTATGTTTAATTTAGCCGATTACGAACCAGTCGAGGTGAGACTTGAAAAGTTTATTAAGGATTATCCATCATTCCGCATTGCAACAGAGCTTGAAGTGGTCGAGGCATCTCGATACATTGTTAAGGCGTATCTATTTAAGGATGCTAGCGATGGCGTTGCGTGGGCAACGGGATACGCTGAGGAGACAGTTTCTAGTCGCGGTGTTAATCAGACTTCAGCACTGGAGAATTGTGAGACTTCGGCAATCGGCAGAGCACTTGCAAATGCAGGTTATGCGCCTAAAGGAAAGAGACCAAGCAGAGAAGAAATGACCAAGGTCGTTGCTACAAAAGTAGTAAAGCCAGCAGTCCAAGATGTCAAGCCAGATAATCAGGACTATTGGACTACACCTGTTGGAGAATATAAGGGCGTAGTCGATGCACCTGTCACATTAGAAAAGGCTATGGAGAATGTAGCTGCAATTATGGGAACAGGAGAAGCAGTAGAAGCACCATCATGCGAGCATGGACACATGATATGGCGTGAGGGTGAAAAGAATGGCAAGGCATGGGGTGGCTACTTCTGCAATACAGCAATCTCATCGGCACATAGATGCCCTACCAAGTGGTACAACTTGGGATCAGATGGGAAGTTTCAACCACAGAAAGCGAGAGTGTAATGGGGTACATCGAGGTTTATAACATAGATAAAGATGGTGAGTGGACTAATCTGGATGATATTCCTATGATCACAGTGATTAACTGTCAGCTCTGCAATGAGCCAACAGAAGCTCATGACATTATCATCCCAGCAATAATTAAAGACGGAATATTGACAGCAGGTACATGGCAATGCCGTAAGTGCAAAGCAGTCAATGGCTAGTCAAGCAAGAAAGCACAGAGGTTTCCGCACAGAGCGTGTTGTCGCACAGTACCTATCGACTGTGTGGCAAGGCGC